GATATGAATGAAGAATTAGAGTGGTATAAAAATGCTTATGATAGATGGGTTGACAGATATTATACTTTACGAACTATTTTTGAAGATTTAATTGAAAAAACTAATTCACAAAATATAAAAGAAGAACTATTAAAAATAGAAAAAGAAAATGGATGGTATTAATAATGAATTATTATATTTACCTTGATGACGTGCGCGAAGATGATACTTGGTTTCGCCAGCATTTGAATATCGAACATTGGGTTCCTTGTATTGTACGCTCTTATGAGGAAATAATTCATGTTCTCAACCATATGCGGGATTATATGGCTGAAAATGAGATTCTTATTCTTGATCTCGACCACGACCTTGGAGAAGAAGAGGATGGCTATAATGAGCTTTCGCACACTGGTTATGATGTGTGTAAGTGGATTGTAGAAAATAATTTTCCTTTTTTCTACTTTCATATCCACAGCCAAAATGCCGTTGGTGCCGCGAATATGCGTCAACTTCTTACTCATTATGGATATACAGAAATTTAATATTTGACTTATAATAAAAATTCTGATATAATTATTATAGTAAATGAGAAAGGGAATAAATAATATGAATGATTTTCAGGAAATGCGTGAGCAGTATAAGGATATTTTGCGATTGCGTAACTACAACACTGAATGGATAAATGCTTATCTTACTGAATTTGATGAAATTGTGTCAAAGCAACTATGGGATATTCTTGCTGCTTTAATGGAAAGTTGTAATATTGATTTTAGAAAGGATATATAATATGAAGAATTTGCGTCCTGTTTATCGTGATATTAAAGATTGGGCTATTCTCGATGAACGCACTATTCATGATTTCTCTGATTCAGAAAATTCTATTGAAGTTGTAGAAGTTCTGATTGGTACTTTGCATTATGAATACATTAGTATTAACCAGCATTATGAGGAGCGCCGTACTCCTATTATTCGTTGGATTACTCGAAAAGAATATGATTATCTTCGCGCAAATGAAGGTACTGTAATTTGGTAAGAAAGGATACTAATTATGCGTAAATATGAAAAGATTGAAACAATTTTTTCAAGAGATATGAATGGTACTAAGAAGCTTATGCCTGGAGTATTTCGTGACCCTACTGTAGAGTTTCTTGTCTCAAATAAGTGGACTTGGACTGAAAAAATTGACGGAACTAATATCCGTGTTTATTGGGACGGTCATACTGTTTCTTTTGGTGGCCGCACTGATAATGCTACAATTCCCGCAGACTTAGTAAATCGTCTTAATGAGTTATTTGGCGGCGAAGCTAACGCTCAAATTTTTGAAGAAGCATTTGGAGAAAAAGAAGTAATTCTTTTTGGAGAGGGCTATGGTTCTAAGATTCAAAAAGGTGGCGGAAATTATATTCCTAATGGTGTAGATTTTATTCTTTTTGACGTTCTTGTTGGTGAAAACTATCAAGAGCGCGAATGGGTAGAAAAAACTGCTACTATGTTCGGAATTAAAGTTGTACCTATTGTTGGTGAAGGAACTCTCTGGGAAGCAGTAGCCTTTGTAAAGAATCATCCTATGTCTACTATTGCTGAAAAAGAGCATGAGATGGAAGGATTAGTATGTAGACCTGCTGTTGAACTTAAGAATAGGTGTGGAGAACGTATTATTGTCAAAATTAAATGGAATGACATTAAAGAGCTTATTTAATATTTGACTTCCACTAAAAAATCTGATATAATATTTATACAAGGTGAGGGAAATAAAATAAATAATCGCGCGCAGATTATTTAAATAAAGCCTTAACTTGACTACCCATCTATAGAGTGGTAGATAAAATAATAGTCTATAGATAGTTCGGAGAGATTGCTTAAGTGTCTCCTCACTCCACGGTCTATAAAACCTAAATAAAGACGCCGCCACGCCAATAACGTAGGGTGGACTACGAATCGGGATTATAGATAATAACAACCACAAAGGCAAGCCTTCGGTCGTCGTTATCCGCCTTTGATTAGGAAAAACGACATTTAATGCGGGATCGCCAAGTTGGTTAAGGCACGAGCCTCATAAACTCGTTATCGGCAGTTCGAATCTGCCTCCCGCAACTGACGAAAGGTTATCTAACTCCATCTTATCTGATAGAGTATTCTAGATTATAGATAACTAATTAGTCCATTGGCGCAAAAGGAGAGCATGATGGTTTGCTTCGAATGGTCTTATCGGCGCCTAATAAATAAGAAAAACCAAATAAACAACCATTAGTTGTAGTTTCCCTGTAAGCGGGGACGTTTAGGGACTTAACACGTTAAACTCAAATAGCTTACATTTGGCCGACAAGGCCGCCATCAGATGGGAAGGGAAAGCATGTAGCTCTTCCGGTGAGTGGGAGTCATGACCCACAATAGTCTGAACGCGGTAAGACTATGCTCCGCACTGATGTTTCAACGCGTTGATTTATGTAATTAAGTCGTTAGGAGCGACTAGAGGGAGAGACCCTGACTAACAAGCAAGTCCATTCTATGAAATGGTAATGTCGAAAACCAATTAGTGTAAAGTAGCATACCTTACCAATAATAAGGAGAATCAGCGTAACGAACTGAATTGGCATACTGGGATTTGTTGCCCAGAGTAGACATAAATCGAGCAGCAATACCGGTGCACTGGTAGCAAAGTTACCCTGGCTCCCCAGTTAGACTTCTGGGTTATCAAAAAGCTTGGCACTTTATCCTGAGCCTACCCGTTGGCGGTGCTGTGAACCGGAATTAAGTACGGAGCTAAGAGGGAACCAGAGAGTACAACTGGGTGACTTTTGTATTCGAGTAATTGCCGTGAAGTAATTCGGTCGGTAGCAGGGCTCGGTCGTTACTACAGTGGATGCATACGCTTGTTAGCCCTTTTTTAACTGGCGTTCCGCGGCCAGGATACTTTGCGGGCTTTATTGATTCGGGAGGAAATGCCTGTAGATTTATTCTCAGGGTAATCGCCATAATCGAATCTTGGTATACCATTGTAAGAAACTTCTGTCATCCTTAGTTTCTTGTAGTTTCAAGGATGAGGGGTGCGGACACCAGAGCTCCGCAATATGCTCGGTTGGTGCAGCGGCTAGCACGTCGGGCTTTCAATCCGGCGATATGGGTTCGATTCCCATACCGAGTACCACTCTCTTATATTAAGAGATCACTTGCATCCACGTTTCAGCCGTTGGGCGTTATCAGCGGCTATGCTATGCTACCATCGTCTAATGGCTTAGGATATATGCCTCTCACGCATATGATACCAGTTCAAATCTGGTTGGTAGTATTCCTTCATAAGAAGGCCACTTTCATACACGCAGTAGGAGTTGCAAACGGTCTGCGTTATCAAAATCGTTAGAATATGGGCTGATAGTGATAACGGCTAGCACTGATGCCTTGCAAGCATCGAGTTCGGGTTCGATTCCCGGTCGGTCCAGGGCAACGTCTCATTCACCTTCACGCGGTGTTGCCTGTTTTTACTAAGAAATGAGAAAATAAAGAGGAGGTATTTAATTATGCCATACATTTATAAAATTACAAATGATATAAATAAGAAAATTTATATAGGTAAAACTGTTGAGACAATAGAAAAACGTTGGAAAGAACATATTAAGGATTCTAAGAAAAAAACTTCTGAAAATCGCCCATTGTATCGAGCAATTAATAAATATGGTATAGAACATTTTTCTATTGAAGAAATTGAAGAAGTTCAAGATCAATTTTTATTAAGTGATCGCGAACGTTTTTGGATAGAATATTTTGGCTCTTTTAAAAATGGTTATAATGCTACTATCGGTGGAGATGGAAGACCATATATTGATTATGATTTAGTAGTTGCAACTTATAGAGAAGTACAAAGTGAAAATAAAACTGCTAAAATAATGAATATTCATCCAGATACTGTTAGTTATATTTTGAAAGCAAAAAAAGAGCCAACTTTAACAAGACTTGAAGCAAGTTTAAAAGCTACTAGTAAAATTGTTAATCAATATACAAAAGAAGGAAAATATATTCAAAGTTTTCCTTCTGCACGTTCTGCGGCAGAATCACTTAATAAAATAACAGCAACAAGTAATGGAGCTAGTAGTCATATTACAAATGTCTGTCGTGGTAAAAGAAAAACAGCTTATGGTTTTAAATGGAAATTTGCTGATTAAAATAATATATAAATTAATTCGTAATTTACCATTTAAAAAGGAGTTTATTATGGAAAAAGAATTATTTATTTGTCCAAAGTGCGGACATTCATTTGAAACTAATCAGTACAAGATAGAAAATTATGAAACAGAACCTTATATGGTTGTTATCTGTACTTGTACAAATTGCGGAAGTAAGATTTTTAAGCAAAGAGAAGAATAATTAAATATTGGAGGTTATTATATGGCTATTCATGATCGTGCATATAATAGAGCAAAAAGTTGGTCTAAAGCACTTCGAAAATATCATATTGATAGAAATACCCCGGCGGGTAGATTGTGGCCTATGTACAATAATCTCCATCAATATGCTGATAATAAAATTCATTGTTCTTGCCCTATGTGTAGTGCTAAAACCAATAACAAAAAGCACAATGGGCCTCGTGGATGGGAACCATCTAAAAATTGGTCTATTTCAGACCAAAAGAAAATTGATGATATGGAAAATCAGTTAGAAGATTTAGATAAAAATAATGATTGACTTCTTTTATAAATTATGCTATAATAATTATAGTAAAAGGAAAGGAGACAATAATTATGAATGAGCTTGATGATTTTCTTATTGGTCCTCAAAGTGATGAATATGGTAATGATTGGTATGCTTATGAAATTCCTGAGCCAGAATGGAATCAAAGATGTCGAGGGTTAGAAAAATTAATGCTTGACAATGAATAAAAATTATGCTATAATATTTATAGAAACAAGGAAAGGATGATAATTGTGCGTTTTACTTCTCGTAAGTCTCATGTTGTATTTTCCTCTACTTGGAGTCGTCGTAAGCAGGCAGAAGAGCTTGCTGAGTGGCAGTAAATGGCGGGGTTTTGAGTATAGATACTCTTTTCTATAACACAAATAGCGGCCAAAATAAGCTCGCCACCGCATATAGTTGTAATAAGTTTGGCAACTTATTGGTAAACAATGAAACCTTTTGTCGAAGTTACATTAGATATTATGGCGCCGGGTCCACCTACTGGGCTTTAAAGGGAAATTGCGGTAAAATGTGAGAAGCGCTACCGCCTACGGTTGCGGTGAACAACGATAAAAATCACCCATTGTTGGCAATGTATAGCGGCGTAATGGTCGTGGACGCACCCTGTTCGAGGAGTGTCGATTTAAGGGCTTCTTAGTGTGGTTCAGAAGTAAAAGGAGCAAATATCGAACAACCACACACTTACTTATTAAGGCTACGCCTGATAGCCTATACATTAGCAGCGTACTTTAAAGTACTGCCCAAGTAACCATCTAGCTGCGTGAGGGTTACGTCAGGTAGCTTACTCAGATACTTGCTTTAAGAGTTTCTGCCACGTTAATCTTGGTATCGGATTGCGGTTGTTTGGCCACATAGACCAACTGGCAGAGTCAAGAGACTTAAAATCTCTGTAGTGTGGGTCCGAATCCCACTGTGGCTACCAAGGACTACTGTTCTCACTTCATACGTCCTATATAAACATTCTAGAAGTGAATGGCTTGGGTAAGAGAACCCTGTAAGTAGTTGGTAGTGGAACAATAACCATTATGGGGCATTGGACTTAGGCGAACATGGCACAGCCGGCGGACTCAAAATCCGCGTCTTTCCGGGTTCGAATCCCGGATGCCCTACCACTTGACTTTCTTTTAAAAATATAATATAATATATATAGAAAAAATGAAGAGGATAATTATGATTAAAGTTATCAAGCATGGTCACGAGCAATATCGAGCTACTTGCAAGTACTGCGAATGTGTCTTTTCATTTGAAGACGAAGATATTCGAAATAATGGATGTCAACGCGATTGGGAAGAATGGATTACGTGTCCAGAATGCCATAAAAATAATTATATCTCTAATCGTAGTGCGTTTAAATTCCATCAATTTCAGGATTGACTTTCTTCTAAAATTATAGTATAATAATTATAGTAAAAGGAAAGGATAATAAAATGGCAGAATTTTGTAAAGATTGCTTTCTAAAACTATTT